CCAGTATAGCCCAGGCTAATATTGAACGAGGTAATGCAATTAGTCAGCTTGGAGACCAGGCTTGGCAGATTGCAACACAACAAAGAGACAAACATGACCAGGCGGTACTCAAAGACCAGGATAACAATCTGCAAAGTTTTATTCGAGATCAATTAGATGAAGATGGTGCGTTCTTATCACTCAAAGGAAAGAATGCTTTGTCAGCCAAAGGTAATGTTGAAAAACTGATTCAGGACTATTACAAAACAATTAGTAAAGATATTGACCCTCGTATTCTTGACCAATGGAAGACAGTTGCTAATCAAAGAATTAATTCAGCATTAGGTCGTATTGATACGCATTCGAGAAGAGAGACCGATGTGTATTACAGTAATGTGTCGGACTCTAGAATATCAGGCGCTTTATTTGATGCTGTTACTAATTATGAAAACGAAACAGATAGAGCTAAATACATTCAGTTTGGCCTTAATGAAGTTGACCAAAAGATAGAAAGACAGCTTGGTATTAGTCCTGATACCCAGGACGAAGATGAGAAAGCAACCATAGAAAAGTTTCGATTAGATTTTACATCTCAAGCACACTCAGGCATTGTTGAGAAGCTCCTGGCTGATGAACGCTATGATGCAGCAGAACAATACTATATGGAGAATAAATCGGGTATTAAAGCAGATGCTAGGCTTGCATTAGAAAAGGCTATAGAATCGAATACTAGAGATGGCCAGGTACGCGATGCGGTGATGGAAATATGGAATACACCTGGACTATCTGATACTGAGCAAATTGAGAAAGCAGAAAAGATTACAGATGCTTCGC